CCCGCCCAGCCCACAGCTCCACCCGCTCAACGTAGCCCCACCAGCAGGCCGTCCCGCTTTCATCGACCAGCACCACCCCGCAGCGCAGCAGCCCCAGCGCCTGCGCCAGGCCCAGCCGCCCCTGGCTGCTGCCGCTCAGTCGCGCTGTGTCGCAGCCGCCCAGCGCTGCCCAGCGCGCCGCATCCACCCGCAGCCACCCCGCCTGGAAGGCGCTCAGCGCAAACCCCCGATCATAAAACAAAGGTCTTAACATTCCCGAATCCCTCGCAGTACCCCCATCTTTACTTCAAATCGAAAATTAAAAATCGAAATTCGAAAATTCAAAGGTTTCTCCGCCGTGGCTCGTACCACACCGCCAACGACAATCTCACGTCGATATTCCAGTTCGGATCCCCGTCCGCCCGGTGCTCCACCCGCACGATCGAATCGTACCCCGGCAGCACCACAGGGTATTCCCCGCTGCCAACGTGCGTGGTCGTCTTCAGGTCGTCTATGTCCTTCCAATAGGTTTCTCCGTCGATCCCCGAGTCGACCAGCTTGCCCGTGCCGCCGGCGCATGCGCCGCCCGTCAGGTCCTCCAGGCGGCGCATGCGCTCGGTTGGCGCCCACTCGATGAAGTCGATGTCCAGTTGGTGACTGCCGGCCGTTGCCCGGCGGGCGTAGAGCGCCACCTTCACCGCCTTGTAGGTGTCCCACCCCGCCAGCCCGGGCGGGATGGCCACCGGCGCCAGCTCCACGTAACGGTAGCCGGCCGGCGCCAGCGCCCACAGCGATTCCGCCAGCACCGCCCCGTTGGTGGTCGAGAGCACCCGCACGCACAGCCACAGGTCGGTATAACCCGTGGTGTTCGCCAGGCGTACGATCCCTTTGTGCATCTGCCCGCGCATGATGCCAGTCATAACATCGTTGGGCGACCAGGCGCAAAGTTGCACCTCGCCGGTCCCGCTCCATGCAAACCGGCCGTAATAGCCGGCCGAGCAGGCCGCGCTGGCCATGACGCTGCGCGTCACCCCCGCCCCGGCCGCCAGGCTTTCACCCTCGGCAGGCCAGAAGTCCGCCCGCCCCGTGCCGCGCAGCACCTTCTCGGCCAAGGTAATGCTGCAGATCGGATTGACCGCGAAGGGAGCGCTAAACACAATTTCAACCGGACTGGGAATATCCCCTTCCGAGGCGTGACCGCAAAGCCCAAAGTAATTTTTGTGGGCGATCGAATCCATGTGCGCGTAAAGCACCTGGGCATCGTTGTTTACATTCGGCTCCTGGATCGTATCGTCGAAACACGGCGCCAGGCATTTCGGCTTGAACCAGTAATTCAACCGGGTTATTGTCAGCTTCAGGTGCTGGCTCTCGCCGTCCCGGTCCACCAGTCCCTTGCTGCCCAGCTCCACCCGCCCGCCCAAAATCCGGCTGCGCCAGTCGTAGCCCGTGGCCTGGTCGTAGTAGCGCAGGTAGACCCAATCCCGCCTGATCACTTCCAGCCTGGCGCACTCCAAATAGCGCTCCAACGCGTACACCTTGGCGCTGATGGTCGCCCAGGTCCCCTTCAGCACCAGGTCCATCGTCTCGGTGATCGTCTCGCCCGCCGGCGTGGCGATCAGCGCCCCGCTGCCCGGCGCGTACCGGCAGCCGGTGATTACCGCGTCGCTTTCGCCCGAAAGGTTGACCCGATTCGCTCCATCGAAATAAATGAAAAGAGGATTCATTCTAAGCCCTTGTTCATATGCTCCGCTGGGGTCTTCGCGTAGCACCCTTGTAAGGGGCGACTCCAGCGCTACCGCAGGTAGAGCGGCTTCGCCGCTTTCTTCGAATGCCCGTCGTTGCTCCCATCCCCGTAGCCTGCCCAGGCCGCCCTCAGCTCCGCCAGCGTGTTCACGTGCGCGTCGCCGCGTACGCTCCCGAAGGGCGCAGAAACCGGGCCGGTTTTGTAGGTGTTGTAATTGCACACCCCGCCGCCAGCGTCGCCGGTGTCGTCCGCCCAGGCAAACAGCTTCGCCGCGCCGGTGGCTCGCACCCGGTTGTGCTGGAAGTCGATATTCCCGCTTTTTGTCGCGTCGCCGCTGGCTCCCACCCGCACACACGTGCCGGCGTTATTCAAAATCCGGTTAAACCTGGCCATCACGTTGGTGGCGCCCTTGCAGTAGAAGGCGTTGAGTGTGCCGTTGGTGATCCGGCTATTGCTAACCGAGATCGTATCGCTGTGCTTGAGCACCAATCCCTGGTCGCCCCCGTTCACCACCAGGTTGTCAAGCTCGATATTGGCGCAAATCGCCCCGATCAGCAGCGCATGTCCCGCCGTGGACGCAAAGACGCTGTTTTTGATCACCCCCGAGCATCCCAGGCCGGCGTCGGCGTTTTGCCCCAGGCACACGTTTGGCGAAGGCTGCGAGGTATTGCTGGCGTTGATCCCATCGATGAGCAGGTTGGTAATCCCATACAGGTACAGGGCGTACAGTAAGGCCGGGAAGCTGCTGTTTCGAATGCTGATCGTGTCGACCACGGAGGCGCCGGCTTGCCGGCCGATCCGCAGCAGGCCTACGGCTTCAACTCCGCTCTGTTCGAATTTGCAGCCGTCGACCAGGATATTGTTGAAGTTCCCTGCCCCGGTCGCCTCGCCGAACAGGCCGAATAGCGTCCGGCCGGCCACGGACGGGATCACCACCTTGCAGTTCCAAAACTCGACGTGGTTCACGTTCCCGGTCAGCCTGACCACCGAGTAAAGATCGCTCAGGGCGACCCCCGAACTGAAAGACAGGTTTCTTAATTTGATGTGGTCGGCATTATCCAGCCGCACCTGGTAGGTCGTGCTGCTGCTACCCTGGATCGTCACGCCTTCGGCGTTCCCATTTTCGGATTGGACCGTTAAATACCCACCGCCGGATTGGCTGCGCTGCAGGTTCAAATACTGCAGCCCGCCCAGGTTCTCGCTGTATATTCCCGGCCCCACCAGCACCGTCTGGTCGCCGGCCCAGGGGACGGATTCTTGCGCCTTGGCCACCGTCAGCCACGGGTTCGCGTCGCTGCCGTTGCCGGTCGTGTCGTTCCCGCTCTTCCGCACGTAATATGTCCCCATTCCCTCCTCCTTGCCTCTCGACACTCAATTCTCGACTCTCGTTCTTTCAATCGAAAATCTAAAATCGAAAATTTCTAACTCTTTAGCAAAACTGTAAAGGACCTACCCGTCGTTTGGTTCACGTCCGCTCCGCCGTTCTGGGACCACAGCTTGAAATATGGCCAGGCAAACAGCTTATCCGGCAGGGCGTAGGCCCTGGCGGCATTCAGCGTCACTGTCACCTGCACCAGGGCATTGTCCTCATCGAACAGCGGCAGGAAGGTCCCATCCTGGTTCTCGGCCACCTTGAAACCAATGGAGGTATTCGCCTCCAGCGCCGCCGGCGTCTTCAGCCCCGCCCCCGCCGCCCACGTCGCATCGATCACCCCGCTCTCCGCCGTGTTAATCGGTATTGTCGCGTGTACAATTCTCGCTTCTCGTTCCATGCTCGCCTCCTTAGCGATCCAATCTAAAATCTGAATTCTAAATGCTAAAATTTCTTCGGTTCTTCCACCCAATCCATTCCTTGGTGGGGCGCCGTGCTTGCCGCGTGCATGTCTGCCACTCGGGCGGCTTCCGCCGCCTCTTTCCCGGTCTCGGCTGTGATCCTCGCCGCTTCAGCCGAAAGTTTTGCTGTCTCCGCCGCCATTTTCGCAGCCGTGCCGGCTGCCTCGGCTGCCAATTTCGTCGTCTCGGCTTCCAACTTCGCCGTCTCGGCGGCAATCCTGCCTCCCTCACCCGTTGCGCCTGCCACCCGGATTTCGTCCAGGTGTTTCTCGAACAACTCCAGCTCGCTGTCCGCCCACGCCTTCAGCGTGGTCTGCGGACCCTCGCCGATGCTCACCAGTTCGATCCGGTCCAGCGCCCGGCTTTGGGCTGCATGGCCTGCAGCCCCTTGCACCAGCATATCCAGGTACTTGCCGTCCAGCGTGGTCGCCGGTGCGCCGTCCAGGTCCTTCAGCGCCACCGCCACCCCCAGCGCCCGGCCCAGCCCGCCCAACGCCTGGCGCAGCCCTTCGTCCAACGTGCCGGTATCCCAAATCTTGTTCCCCGTGTCCATCAGGTAAACTGCCACCCGCCCCCGGGTCGTCGCCAGATCCACCGCCATGAGCTACCCTCCTTTCCCTGGGCCGGCCTTCAGCCCGGCGTCTTCGATGGCCACACCCGTGCTGTAAGCGGCCAGCGCAACCACTGCCGCCTGGATCGCCTGCCAGGCATCGATCTGCCCGGTCGCATATGCCGCCACCGTTCCCAGCAGCGCCAGCACCAGCACCCAAAACTTGCGACTCTTCAAAATGTCCCAAAAATTCTTCGGCTCTTCCATCTTTCCCGTCCCTTTCAAATGTATTCAATTTTTATATGGCAATTAGCTTCAAAGCTGGCCTATTACCTCACCCCTGACCCCTCTCCTGAAAACAAAAACCGTTCTCAGGAGAGGGGCTGGGGGTGAGGTTCTTCACGGTCTTAAACTGTAAACTTCCTACACTCTCAGTGTGTAATTGACCACCGCGCCGAGAATATCCGTCGTATTCCCACCGGCGCCGGCAACGATGGTTAATTCCAGCAGGAAGTACACATCTTTGTCGATCCATTCCGGCGTGGTCAGCGTGACCACCATCTTGTGCTCGTCGACCACTTTCGCCGTCGCCTGCGCCGGGGTATAGGTCACAGCCGGAACGGTAACAACCGCATCCGCGCCGTCCGCCCCACGCGTCACCTTGTTCAGCACCGGCGTGATGCTGGTCACGTCGCCCACCAGCAGCTCGTAATCGATCTCGATCGATTTGAGCTGCGCGCCCTTGTAACCGGCGGCGTTCGAGGGGATCAGGATCGGAATGTTGACCACCGCAGTTTCATTTGCGGCGGCCCGGTGGAACACAATCGTGTCCGCCACCTGCCCGGCCACCTGCGTCCACGTCCCGCCCGCGTAGTGGAACACACTCGGCGGCAGGTACTGGCTCATCTGCGTATCGTGCACGTAACCCATTGCTTTTTCTCCTTCCCGATAATTCTGCAAAGTCTTGCTTTACCAATTAGCGAAACTGCTGAATTCAAATCGAAAATCTAAAATCTAAAATCGAAAATGTTTTTTCTTTCCCACTTATACATTCGATTTATGCAATGGTCTGAAGTCGTTCACCCACACCGCCAGGAAGTGCCTCACCTTCAGCCGGCTCTCATCGTTCATGAATACGGCCGGGTCCAGCTCGTTGCCGGCCACGAATACCTCCGGCATCAGCCCAAACCGTTCCCCCACGAAGATCGCCGGGGCCAGCCTCGGGTCGACCACCGCCGCCCAATCCGTAGCGTCGGTCCATTCCGGCACCGTCAGCACGTCGCCTATGGTGCCCTGCTGCAGGTTTTCGCTATGGATGTTGGCCGCATTTTCCCAGCCGGGGTACAAAATCTTTTTGGCCGTCAGGCTCAGCGCCCTGGGCACCAGGCAGTAGCGGGGATTCAAGGCCATCTTCGGCCCGGTCCCGTACAGGCCGGTATCCTGCTTGACCAGCATCGGCTGGTTGTAAACCGCCGCCGAGACAACCTCCCACTGTGCCCCGCTCAGCGCCGTAACCAGAAGGTTGGCGTGCCCGCCTTTGGTGGTCACGGCCGTGTTGTTGAACAGCGCCCCGTTATCCGCCAGCGTTGGACCAACACCGTTGGCATCCGTGAAAATCGCCGCCACCAGTGCGCTCAACTTGCGCAAGCCGGCCGCCGCCAGCTCGGCCGGGTAGGCCCGCAGCTTGCGTGTCTCGTCCCGGTCGATCAGCTCCAGCGTCAGCGGGATGTACCCGCCGTACTTCACAAAGCTGGCTGTCTCCGGGCTGTCGCCGACCGCCAGCTCGGTGTATTCGCCGCCCTCGGCGACCACCGGCAGCGTCCCAACCGTCCCCACCAGCGTGCCGGTGATGGTGTTCAGGTTGTTGAAGTGCTCCACCGTGCTGATCGCCTTCCACCAGTCGTACCCCGCCCGGCCCATTTCAGCCCAGCGCTGCGCCACGATTTTGTTCAGCGCATTTTTCACCAATCCGGTAAAGTCGGCCGTGGTTGCCAGCTTCACGTGCTCCGGGTGGTAACCGCCGTGCATGTTCAGGTCGCCAGTCAGGGTCAGGTACAGTTCGCGAATGCCCTGGAGCCGCGCCACCTTCAGGTTTTTCTTGTCTTCGTCCCGCTCGGCGCCCAGCAGGTCGTCCACTGCTGCCTGGAGCTGGTCGCCGCTCGAGTACATGCCGTGAATCGCTCCGGGACCATTGACCACCATCCCGCCGGTGAGCTCGCTTACCAGCGCCCGGGCGTCGTCGATCGCCTGGGTCAGCTCGCCCGGCTCGAACACCTTGCCGGCGAACTGCTTGCGCACCCGCTCCCCTGCGGCTGCCGGCAGTCTCGCCGCCGCCAGCCCGCTCGTCAGCAGGTACTCGCACATTTGAACCCGCACGGCCCGCATCTTTTCAGCTTCGACCGCCAGCTCCTGCTGCTGTTTCTGCACATCCAGCAGCCGCCGAATCGCTTCGGCGTCCTTGTCCAGCGAGGCATTTCCTATTTGCCCACCGGAGGCCTTCAATTTGGCTAATTCTTCCTCCGTCATTCCCAGCTCCTTCATGCGTGAATTGAGCGCCCGTAAAAAGGCGCCGCCCCGCGCCGGGTCGAAGACCAGGTCCACCGAGAAGACCCGCAGGATCTTCTCCACCTTCTTGCCCTGTGCGGTAAATAAAATATCGGCCGAAAAACCCACGTCCGGTTTGTGCGCCTCGTTCAGCATTTCTGCCCCCAGCTCCTGCAGCAATGCCTTGCTTGGCCCCACCGGCCGCAGCCTGGCCGTGATCCCCTGCAACTGCTCGTCCCACGCCGGCGCATAGATCACCCCGGCCAGGTCCTTCAGATTGTGGCTGTACCAACTGTGATCCACGAAGCATTGGGTGTCGTTCCACAGGCTCAGCGAATCCTTCAGCACCTCCGCTCCAAAGCTCCAGCCGTTCCCGATCCCCGCCGTGATGCAGGCAATCTCAAATTCCCCCGCCGTATTAACCTGCCCGCTCAGCCTGATTCGCTCCTGGCGCTGAATCTCTACCGCCCGAACCCTGCCCTCCGTCGTCCCCATCTGCAATACTCCCTCCTTTCCGATTTAATGATTAAATTGAACTCCGTTTAGACCTCACCCCCCGGCCCCCTCTCCACGGGGTGGAGAGGGGGAGAGGTACTGTGAAGAAGCGGGAAAGCTGCCCTAATTCATACATATAAGCCGTTACATTGGCAGAGGCACTTCGCGCTCCCCCTCTCCATTCCATGGAGAGGGGGCCGGGGGGTGAGGTCTTCAATCTAAAATCGAAAATTCCTACCCCCCAACTCCCGGCTTCAACTCCCCGGTGTCCGGATCGATGTCGCTCGCCTTTCCAGCCGGTTTGAACTTTGGCTCCTTATTCCCTGCAGGCTCTCCGTCGTCTGCCGTCCGTGGTCCGTCGTCCTTCTCCCCCCAATCCACCGCCTGCTCTCCCTCCGCTTCCGCCCGTTTCAACATCGCCGGCACGTCCACCCACTCCCCGCAGAAGCGGTATACCATGCGCAGGAATTCGTCGTTGTCGACCAGGTTCCGCCGGCGCAGTTCGGTGAGCACCGAAATGATGTTGCTGCCCGCCATGGCCAGCGCCACGTTATCCCTGGCCGAAATGTCCGCCCCACGCGTCTCGATCTCGGACTTCCGGCTCACTCGCCGGTCCACCAGGCTGCGCCTGGCCACCACCACCCGCAGAATGTCCTGCACGATCCACAGGAAGTACTTCTGCCGCTGCTCGAAGTGCCTGAAGGTTGGCCCTCCTGCGCTTTCCGCCGTCGTCTTATTGCTGCCTTCCGGCTCCGCCAGGAAGTGCATCGGCACCCCGCTGCCGCTGGCCACCATCTTCTTCAGCGCCAGGCCGTCCGTGTTGGCATCGCTCGCCTCCAGCTTGGGGCTGATCACGTCCCAGCTCTCGCTTTCGTCGGTGACCAGGATGCTTCCCGGCGTGGGTGGGTTGGCTGCCAGCGTCGCCTGCCGGCTCGCCCGCTCGACCTCGCTGGCAAACTTTGCCTTGACCACGAACATGAACGAATTGCGGAAGCGGTTCAGCCTGGCCCGGTCCTCCAGCCAGGCGCTGTAGCGGCTCAGCCACTTCAGCACTGGCGCCAGGTCGCTCTCGCCCCACTGCCCGCCCACCGGCCGGTTCACCGTGTAGTGCAGCATCACCGGGCGAAATTGCCCATCTTCGCCAGGCCGGTCGTCAGCTTCGCTGTACGCCGGGAAGGGCGCCGGGGCCAGATCCTCGCCGCTGGCCTTGGGGATGAACGTAACGGGCTGCTCGATATCATTTGCCCGGGCCTCGATCTTGTCGATGTCCGCCGCCGGCACCAGCCGCAGGTAGCTCATCCCGCTGGCGTCCGTGCTGATCACCACGAACAGGTTGCCGCTGCGCGTCAGCTCGTCACACATCTCGTAACCGCGCACTTCCATCCGGTTCAGCCGGTCGCTCCAGAAGGCACGGATGAAATTGAGCGTGCCTTCGTGCTTGCAGTTGATCGTGATTCCCCCGCCCACTACATATTGTGTGGTCAGCTCCACGATGCGCCGTGCCAGCGGGTTCAACCGCCAGGCGTCCAGCGCATCTTCCAGCACCTGCAGCCGGTCGTAGCTGTAGCGGTCCCGCGCCGTCTCGCCGAACCCCCTCCCTATGGCAATGGTGGAGCCGGTTTCATGAATTACATTGAGCCGCCCTTTCACGAGCACTTGCAGCCTTTCCCGCATAGACATTTTCGATTTTCGATTTTCCATTTTCGATTTGTAACGCTCCACGTAGACCTCCCATAGTTGATTTTGGACTGTTCCGGCCTGCGTCCCCGCAGGCCATGGCGCCTGGCCTGCGGG